GCGTTTCTCTGGTGGAGGAACGACTAAGGACCTCTGGGCGGGTTACGAATTCGGATCTAATCGCTATCCTCAATTCCCAAGACGAACCCCTCGTAAAGGCCGAGGAAATTCTGGCTATTTCATCTACCCGGCACTTCGTAAAATACAGCCTGAACTAATTCGCAAATGGGAAGAAGCGTTCTCCAAGATTTTGAAAGAATGGGATAAATAATGGCAGGAAGTAGAACACTCAAGCTCTCGATTCTTGCCGACGTCGATGATCTCAAGAAGAAACTTGGAACGGCTGAGAATGAAGTTCAGGGATTTGCTGGCAAGGTAGAGAAGTTCGGAGCCGCCGCAAAAGCGGCTTTCGTAGCAGCCGCCGCCGCCGCTGGCGCGTATGCTGTCAAGTTAGCAGTCGATGGCGTCAAGGCCGCAATCGAGGACGAAGCCGCCCAGCAACGTTTAGCAAATGCGCTCAAGAATGTCACCGATGCGACTGACGTTCAAATTGCCGCTATCGAAAAGCAAATCCTCAAAACTTCTCTCGCGACTGGCGTAGCCGATGACAAGCTCCGCCCTGCCTATCAGCGTCTCGCAATCGCAACTGGCGACCTAACTAAGTCACAAGACTTATTGACTTTAGCCCTCGATATTTCTGCCGCTACTGGTAAAGACGTTGAATCGGTTTCTAATGCTCTAGGTAAAGCATATGAAGGCAACAACGGAGCTCTTACGCGTTTAGGCGTTGGTCTATCTGCGGCTGAGATAAAGACTCTCGGACTCGAAGGCGCAATCACCCAACTCAGTTCAACATTCGGAGGCGCGGCGGCAACTCAAGCCGACACTTTCCAAGGCAAAATCGCTAGAGTCCAAGTTGCTTTTGATGAAGCCAAGGAAACTCTCGGAGCGGCTTTATTGCCCCTTATTGAGCGGTTCCTTACGTTTATCACTACAACGGCGATTCCCAAGTTGAAAGAATTCAAAGAAGCCGCTATTGATCCAGTAATTCAAGCTTTCAAAAATAATGAAGAAGCCCTCAAGGGGTTATACAATTTTGCAAAAGATTTTCTAGTTCCGTTTATTTCTTTTACTCTAGGCAACGCAATCAAAGGCATTGGCACAGTTGCCAGCGGCATTGTTCAAGCGGTTTCAATTGCCCTTCGCGCTCTTGAACCAATTATCAACGCGGCTATTGCTGGAATCAATGCGGTCATCAGAGCTAAAAATCTATTGACACCCGGACCAGATACTCCAACAATCGGAAGAGTCAATTTTGGTGGAGGTTCAGGAACAGGATCTAACACAGTCGGAGCAGGTGGCCTACCCTTCGGCGGAACTGCCACAGGTGGAGGAATCACAATTACAACGCCCACCATAACTGGCGGCACTATCACAGGCGGCGGAACGACAGGCGGAGGGACTGGCACAATAACTCCAACGCCATCAACCCCAGTCATCACACCTTTAGTGATTCCAAGCGGTAACGCAATCCCTACAAACTTCAACGTTGCAGGTGTTAGAGCTGGGGATGAACGAGGCAACGTTATTGTCAATGTCAATGCTCCATCCGTCATTGACGAACAAGGTTTTACTCGAGCAGTCATCGAAGCCCTCAATAATTCCGAGCGTCGTTCTGGTGGCGGAAGTAGTCAGCTAATCCTATGACGTTTTGGAATCCTGTTTATCGAGTCAAAATCAACGGCTATACAGTCACCGACGCAACTCTTAGCGGCTTGACCATTACTTCTGGCCGTTCTGATATTTATTCGCAACCAGTAGCCGGTTATTGCAATTTCACACTTATTGAGACTTCTGAGTCAAGCGTTCCTTACCAAATCAATGATCCGCTTACCATTGAAGTTCAGGATTCGAACGGCGATTGGGTTAGTCTCTTCGGCGGATTTCTTAGCGATTTGTCCATTACAGTTGAAAGCTCCGGCGCAATAGCAACAAGTCAAAGAATTCAAATTATTGGCGTAGGCGCATTGGCTCGTTTGGCTCGAGCTATTTATACCGGCAACTTCAATCACCAATTTGACGGCGACCGAATTTATGAATTAATCAGCACAGTTCTCTTTGATAGTTGGGACGAAGTGCCATCGGGGGTTACTTGGAACGATTACGACGCCACTACCACTTGGGAAAATGCGGAAAATAGCGGTTTAGGGGATATTGACCAACCCGGAGATTATGAGCTTCATTCGCAATCTGGCTTGAACGACACTGTCTATAACCTAGCCAGTTCCTACGCGACTTCCGGTCTTGGCTACCTTTACGAAGACGCCCAAGGTCGAATCGGTTATGCAGACTCTACTCGACGAAGCCAATACTTATCAACTAACGGCTATGTCGATTTAGATGGCAATCACGCATTTGGCCCAGCTCTTTCCATATCCAAGCGCGCAGGAGACGTTCGTAACGCCATAACCATCGCCTACGGCAATAATTCAGCCAGCAACATCACCGAGAGCGATTTAGACTCCATCGCTTTATTTGGTCAATTAGCCGCCACAATTACCACAACCCTCAGACAACAAACGGATGCGGAAGCCCAAGCCGCCTTCTATCTCCTTATCCGCGCTTATCCCGAATTTGCCCTCAAGCAAATCAGCTTTCCAATAGCGAGCTCCGAAATCGACGATGCTGATCGCGATGCCCTTCTGAACGTTTTTATGGGCCTTCCCCTCAATATTGCCAATTTGCCAGCCAATATGCCTAACGGCGAATTTCAAGGTTTTGTCGAAGGCTGGACTTGGACGGCGGGTCTCAACTCGCTCAACCTGAGCCTGAACATTTCACCAGTCTCTTACTCACTTCAAGCGTTTGGCTGGGATGACGTTCCGGTTGGTGAGACTTGGAATACCATTTCGCCCACATTGGATTGGCTCAACGCTACAATTGTCGCCTAAAGGAGAACAATGGCAACCACTACGAACTACGGCTGGGAAACACCAGACGATACAGATTTAGTCAAAGACGGCGCGGCCGCAATCCGCACTCTTGGCTCCTCAATCGACACAACGACAAAAGCTCTCAATCCCGAGACAACACTTGGCGATCTTGCTTATCGTTCAGCGACAGCGAATACAAATACTCGATTGGCAATTGGAACGACCGGACAAGTCTTGACTGTATCTGGTGGAGTTCCCGTCTGGGCCGCGGCCGCAGGGGGTGGAAAAGTTTTGCAAGTTGTTCAAGGGACAACAACTACGCGAATGCAGACAAATTCGACAACTTATGTTGATACAAACTTGACGGCAACGATTACGCCGAGTGCAAACACTTCAAAAATTTTGGTTCTGTCTTTTCAAAACATTCACCTTAGCAGAACTGGTACTGATGCGGCTTGCCAATATAAGTTAGTAAGAGCTTCAACGAGCTTAAGCGAGTATTATCTTTCCGTATATAACAGCACAGGTGGAGACGCAGAAATCCGTCAAATGGGAACCTTTAGTTATTTAGATTCACCTGCGACAACAAGCGCAACAACGTATAAAACTCAGATTCGCTCCGGCAATTCCTCTACTACAAGCGATGTTCAAGAAAACGCTGGAACTCTAGCCGCAATCGTACTTCTAGAAATAGGTGCATAATGTCGTTTATTCAAGCAATTCAAAAGTTACGCCCAGAGGCAGAAGTCACAATTATCGACAACGATTACGCAACAGCTATTTGGCACAAACTAGAAGGAAAGCCACCTACTGAGGCCGAAGTTTTAGCAAAACTTGAAGATTTGAAGCAACAAGAAGCCGACGCAAAAGCAATTGCTGAAGCAAAGTTAGTGGCGTTGGGTCTAAGTATTGAAGATTTGAGGGCTTTGGGTCTTGGCTAAGTTGTGTAAAGCTGGCCAACAGCTGAGAAATCAAATCGATGACGATTATCCTGATCGCGACCGCCGCTCTGATGGTTGGATTGCTGATGCGCGTCATTTGGCGAAAGGCAATTCAGACCATATACCGGTCGATGGAATAGTCCGCGCATTAGATATTGACGCCGACCTTTTAGCTCACAAAGAAGAGGCGTACGCGCTAGTTGAAAAGATTCGTAAGTGCGCCAAGCGAGGCGAGAAGCGAATCAAATATATTATTTTTGACGGCAAGATTATGAGCTCGACTCTAAATTGGAAGCGCAGAAAATACAGAGGGCCAAACCCTCACAAGTCGCATTTCCATATCAGCTTTACAACTCTGGGAGACAAAGACGGCAGTTTCTTCAACCTAGAAGGAGACACAAATGAAAGAACTGAAACTAATGGCGGGAAGCTGGGCGAAGACATTCGTAGCGGCGGCCCTAGCGACCTACCTAGCAGTCGGCCTAGATGTCAATGCAATTGCAAATGCCGCACTAGCGTCAGTCTTGCCTAGCATTATCAACTGGCTAAACCCTTCCTATGAGCGTTACGGCAAAGTCCGGTAATGCCCGCCTCCGACCTGGCGGCGACTATCGCCTCCGTTCTCGGATCGATTGGCTTACTAATTGCTGGACTGCGTTACATAATCAAACTTGAGAACATTCCGATTGTGTCGCGCCTTGATAAAATGGAGAGTCAGCTAGAATTGGCACTCTCGGCGAAAGTGAGCAGAAGTGGCACAGGCAAAAAAACGCGCTAAGAAGCCAGTCAAGAAGGTGGCAAAACGTCGCAAAAC